CACGAAGTTCAGTGCTCGCTTGATCTTCAAGAAGTCTACCGTCGACAAATTCAAAGATTGCAGACTGCCGTTGATAGCTGACAAGCCCCGCTCGTTGCGATTCAACTTCGGCTCTGATTGTGAACGACCCTGCAATCGAAGATGTCCATGTCAGGCCGGTGATCCCGGTTGCTGTCTCCAATAACGTTCCTGACACATTGTCGTAGAGATAGACGTTATACGTTGTGCCGGCTTCGGGGCCAATTGAACCATCAAGAAATGAGACTAGGTCGCCCGCGGTTTGTTGCGTACGATCTCTGTGCGTCCATGTGAGCGTAATTGCCACAGTCAGGACGATCGGTGGATAGTACGATCCGTTGACTTTGTAGTCACCGGGCGGATACGGGCGAAACGCGCGACGATTGAGGGTCACAGGTAGCGCAACAGCATCGGTGACGTCAAGTTGACCCTTGCCCGTGACAGGCATGATTTTGACGTTGACTGTTTCAGCTGAGTTGTACTCAGCAGGGTCACGCCCGTTGAATGAGCTCCAAAAGAATATTCTGGAGCCTGCTACGTGTCGCGCAGGTACGGTATCAAGCGTGCCACGCTTGAAGGTTAATACAAGCGAGACGATACTGGTGACCACAATCAGTTCGTTGTCGATCTGTGCGTACGATCCAGCTACCACGTTCGAAAGAGAACTGTCGTTCTCTAACGTCACGCTTACCGTGCTCTCGGTCAGCTCGGTTACGATCGTGGCGCTAGGGCAGAACTGCAACGGCGTTGATATCTCTTGATACCCCGCCCCAGCGTCGGTCGCGATGAGGGCATTGATTGCTCCAGCCGGACGTACAGCAAACGCGGCGACGAAACCGGCAAGATCGTTCGTTGCAAAGATCGCATCAGCCTCGGATTGACCTTGGTCTTGAACAATCTCGTAATACGGAACTTCAATTGCCTGCTGATAGCTAGCTGGAACCGGGTCGAGATTGATATCAACCCATGCACCTGGATCAGTAACGATGAACGCGGCGGTCGGAATTGCAAAGGCGTCCTGCGTCGCTTGGATGCGGACTGTATTGTTCACCCCATCGCCAAACGAGATACCGACGACGCGCATGACAATATTCTGCACATCGTAATCCGCCCAACTAAACTTGAACGCAGAACCGATGTTGAACGCCAACACCGTGTCGGTAGGTGCCACATAGATTGTGGCAGTAGCAAGTGGTATCGACAGAGATTTCAAGTCACGTGAAGCGACGCGCGCAGCCAATGCCGCATTGCCAATACCTGCATAAGTCGCAGTCGTGTTGATAATTGTCCCCTGCGTCTGGATTTGTGCAATGTCTTGCACCTCGACGGAGCCGGGACGATGTGTTGAGTTGTCTTCAAAGTTGACTGTGACCGAGTTGTACAGCTCGTCGAACCCACGGCGTGAGAAGTCTTGTACCTGCTCGATATTGCTTTCATCAAGCACAGGTAGAGAAGCTTCGACGTAGTCATCACGAATCAGCTTCAGTACGAATTTGCCGGTCTTTCTATCGACGTAGATTGAACCATCGATATGACGGAGGACCTCTTTGATGAAGTCCTCAATTGGCATCTGTTTGTCCCAGACCAAGGACAGTCCAAAACCTTCGGTGAATAATGTGTCAGCGCAGGCAGTAAACGCGACATCGTCTATCTCGGCCGTTGCGTATCCCATACCCCAATCTTGATTCGTCAGACATTCGCGGACAATATGTGCCGGGTTCATGTCTTCAGCGCCAGAGGTATCGAATAGACGAAGCTTAGACCATGCTGTACGGTTGATGCCAGAGGAGCTTTGAAATTGAATGTCGTTGACAGAGACACTCGAAAGGTCCCCTGCAAACGTAGAGGTATGCACGATTACTGCTGTATCAACGTTCGTCAACACAGCAGTTGAATTGCCAGCGCCGGGAACAATATTGACGGCAACTTTGTAGTTGACACCGGCAGAAAGTTGCGACGTATGCATCGCAATCGTTTCACCGGCATAGGTGATGAACGGTTTGCGTTGAATATCAAAAGCCGTCTCACGAATGGGATTGACAACGATGCGTTGCGTCACTCCGCTACGAAGGACAAGGACGTTGCTGTCGTTACTGTTTCCGACGTCAATAAGTCTGAAATAAACTTCAAAGAACGTGCCAGACGTCGTAGGAATTGTCCTACTCATCAGCTTGTCGCCGGAACTCACGTTTGGCAGGCCCTGGATTACAGCCCCGAATCCATAGCCACCATTGGCACTGAAGAAAGACGTGTCCCCGCTGTACGGAGTCAAGCCGTCAGCAAAGTTGTCCTCGTAACCGACAGTCACCGACAAAGCGCTGACGGGAATCCCTGCCTTTGCATCGTACCACTGCGCCGCGCCATCTTGAGCGGTATGCACACGTTGCGCAACAATCGAGTACGGCTTGAGGTAAGCGCTGTTTCCGTGGTAGAACCTACGGAACACTAGCGCACAGACACCCCTGTAGGCGGGTATATTGGCCCCCTGTTGCGCGACTAGGTATGTGTTGGCCGTTTGGGCTGGACCACCTTGCTCAAAGTCAACCACGCCGCCCACACCACCTTCACGGTCGTCTCCGCCAAAGAGACCAAACTTCGAGACGGTAATTGATCCACCAGTATTCGAACCCTCGAATACTGTACGCTGATCTGGGCCAGCGAGGATCTTTAGTAATCGATCGATCGGGCCGTGCGCAAAGACAAGGTGCATCCCCAGATAGTAGTGATACCCTACTGTCTGTGATTTCTTACGTCCCACGAGCGATCTCCGCTACTTTGATCGCCATAGCGTCACCGGTTGCTTCAAACTGTTCTGCTGGCAGCCCAATCCGTAAAAATTGAGCCCAGTCGAGATTATGTCGCTTGAAGAATGAACGGGTGCCCTCGCTGCACATCTGCGCAATACGAATATGGCGCATTGTCACAAGAACGACCGTTGATTCTTGCGTCATACCCGCTTCTGAACCGGGATAGTTTCGAAATCACCATACCAGCACACATTCGGACCGCGCATACAGCGCGTCCCGAACAGCACAGGGATCTCCCGTCCTTCTTGAGCGGTCGGCACTTGCACATCACCAAATCCGGCCGGCGCTTGCGTCTGAGGTTTGGGAGCTAGCGCACTCGCGACAACAAGCGCAACGACGAACGTCGCTATGTACCACCAGATCATGTGATTGATCCTCCATCGTACGGATTACGGATTGGGATGAAACGAAACCCGCCTTGATTCGCTAGGTTGTTGAAACGAGTCTGGCAACGGGTATGCGAACGATCGCACCCGGGGTAAAGCGTGACATTCACAGGACCGCCTGCCAATGCGGTAGTCAACGACGGTATTGCCCGCGAAATTGTGATGGCCGCACCAGCATGCACGGTAATGAACCTCATTGTGCCATCCGCGGCTTCAAGAATGCCAGTGAAGTAATCACCAGCAGGGTCACCCGCTGCCGCTGGGATTGTGACCACGAGCCCGGAGATCGCCGTAGCCTGTCTCACCAGCGCAAAGCTCGCCTTATTCAACGTACAGCCCCTCGCGCTGTACAAAGCATGCCTGCATGTGCGTTGGAAGCGTGCGCGGAGACCTGGGCGGCGCAGTGATGTGAATACAGACTCGAACGTGAACTTGATGATGGAGAGCTGGGGCTTCAAGCCTGCGAGCCGTCCTTTCCATATCACGTCTGTTCCCAAATCAGTCTGCCTGAATACCGTGAGGCCGAGACTGTCTTCGGACGTAACTGACATCCACCCGCGAGCCACTGCGTTATTGATGCCGATTGAAACATCGATGTTGGCGCGGGAGAGTTCGTTCTTCAACTCCATTCCAGACCGGCCAATTGGGACAGGCAGGTATGTCTCCGCACTGTACGTCACTACTTCGTCGTGACTGGTGAACGTCGTGACAATCGCGCCTTGCACAAAGCGGTAGAGCTCGCGAGGTCTCATGGTTGCACCTCAAGCACCCCAAATGAACAGCGGCTGACGCCCCCGCCAATCCATTCAAGTTTGATCGAGTCAGATGCCAATCTCTTTAGCCCTAGGTAACTGATTCGCTGCACGCTTGTCGCCGGGATATTAATCGCCGAACTCAACGTGCCCTGTAGTGTAGTTGGATTAACGACACTGACTGCAGATAATGTACGAGCGTACCAATTCCCTGACGTATCTTCGATCGCGACGTGAGTGTGGTCAGTGGCCCAATCATCATAACTGTCACGGGTCCATTGCAACGTCGACACAATTGTCCCAACGTTGGCGACACGCAAGTCATTCTCAAACGAAGGAGTCCAGAAGCTGCGATACTTGCCCGCTCTCCTGTGAAGCCACAGACGGAACGCATGGACCTCAGTCGGCGTCTCAAATAACATCTGAACCGATTGCAGATGTCGTGTGAAATTCCAAGGGCTTAGACGGTCGATGGCACCAATGGAAAAGTCAGCAAGCTCTTCTTTCGCTTGTAGCGAAGCCTCGTACGCATCGTCGCCCTTTAGCAACTGGTCAAAATAGATATCGTTCGAGAGGAACTGAGTCGGCGCGCTTACAGTCAGCTCAGCATTGTCTTCGATGTCGAACAGCACTTTTCCGAAGTCTTCGAATCCTGTCCGCTGGTGTGAAATATTGCCGCGCACGAAGCCCACGCGCATAGGCATGACCTTTGCAGCGGTAAAGGTTGTGCCAACGGCTGCTGATAGGTTCAGAATGTCAGCGCCAACGGTTGTGATCTCAACGACTGCGAACACATCAACCGACTGATACACCAATGCGAGAGACGCATCACGATACTCGTACGGATCGACATCAAGTGCAATCGATGTTGCAGCGGCTGAAATTGCACCTACCGACTGTGCCTGTGACCACAGTGGCACGCCCCAACGTCTGCGCAGCGCACCATAATCAACGTTGAAACCTCGTGCGCGTAGCGTGTGGTTTCTTGGTATGCCGTAATCGGCTTGCATGCGTGGGGCAGCACGAAGCTGAAGCCTTGTCTCGGTACCGTCTCTGCTCTCGCTGATATCAGTCAGCCATTCTAATGTCTCAGCTACGGGGCTCTCCGGTTGGAACGGTAGAACCGCGATGACGCCGTGAAGGGCTGTTGTTATCTTGTCCATACAGCATCAACCTTGGCTTGTGATGCTGCGAACCGAATCGCTATTCTTGCGCAGTACATTCAGAAGGATTTGTTCACCCTCAGGAGCTGACAAGTAGTCGCCAACCAATTTCGGGTCGAGGACGTTGATGACTCGAATGTTTCCTTTGCCAGCCGGTGCAGTCTCGTTGCCACCCTGTGCTTTCGTGGCCGGAGCGGCCTGAACAGGAGCCATAGCTTTACCGCTATTGAGGCGGTCGAGAAATTGCCGATGCTTTGCAGTAGCGTCAGCGTTCATAACGTACTCTTGACCATGTACAACACCGGCAATTTGCCCGGTGCCCATGTTTCCCGTATACCCGCCCTTTTCGAAGCCTGCGATTTTCGCAACGTTGGCCGCAGCAGAGATGCCGACCGCAATTACGTTCGGTGCATTGTAAGGCCACCCGGGTGGAGCCGCTAAAGCCTTCTGCACTGCCACAACCCCATCGATCGTGGCTTGGGTGATAGCAGCGGCTTTTCCGATAGCTGCAAGCCGTTTTGATCCCGAGCTGGAGAGAGTAGCGAGGTTCGCAAAGAATTCTTGCGTCGACTTGAGTTGTTGTTGGCGTTGTTGGATCGAGACACGCGCACGCGCAGCGATTGCAGTCTCCTCACTAATCAAGTCAGCTTGTCTCAACGCATCGATCCGACGATAGTATTCCTCAAACACAGCGGCGGTCGCATCGAGCTGGGTCTGCGTCCCCTCAAGAAGCTCAGGTGGCAACATACTACTCACCGCAGTTGCAGCGTCACCACTCGTGAATCCGCTATTCGGATCATTGAGCAGAGTGTTGATAGCTTGCATCTGTACTGCAAGCTGCCTACGAGTGTCGACTGATTGCTGGAGCAACTGGTCTTGAGCAAGGGTGGCCTCGCGCTGATCTTGCAGCGCCTTTATCTC